TCATTCTTTTTACCCCATTTCATAAAGCCTCTTTGAGAATCTTTCTCCTCTATTGGCAATTGATACTGCTTGCTGAATGACAAGCTGGTGATCTTACTCATATATGTTATTTAATATTGTTGTCGAAAATTCATTTGATGGTGAGTCAATCTCATACACATGTGCTCTGCCCTCTTCACATAGATTGTCAGCAAGATCAGGATCTAAATTACTGCTAGATGTCTGCTCAAATATTCTGTATGTGTAAAACCCAGCATATGGGAAAGTCACATCCACCAAATCTTCAATCACAAACTCATCAAATCTTGATGTGCTTGTACTGATGTTTGGCAGAATGCAAGTCACAGATTCAAAGCTCTGCTCATGCGTAAACTCAAGGAGCCAATAAGGGGCTGTCAGAGTCTGATATTCCGTTACTGTCACTATCAGTGTTGATGTCTGATATCTCTCGAGTCTTAACATTTATTATTTTTATTTTAGGCTCACTATTTACAAAGATATGCAAAAGTCCTAGTTTAATATATAACTCCTCGTTGCCCTCCTCAATCACAAAGTATCTATTCAATAGATTACTCTTGACTTTGGCTCCAATAAATTTCTGATCTATTTTCATGGCTCTAATTTAATAAAAAAAGGGAAAGGAATACTCATCCTCTCCCTTCTAGTATTTGGTTTGATTAGGTAGATTAAACTACTGGAGACTGTTGAGTCAACAAAGTTGCTACAATACCAGGTGATACATCAGGCACTTCATTATTCTCAAGACCAGCCAAGACAATTGAATGTCCATTTCTGTCTGATTTGATAACACCTGAAGTATATTCTGATCCATCATTGATTTGTAGACCTTCATCAAGTCCTAATGCTACATAAGTACCATCAGCTTTCTCAACAATTGCTACCACTTCATTCTGTCCAAGTAAGTGAATCTCAGCACGAAGCTCCTTTGTATCTGATGCTAGGATCATGTTCAAAGATTGCTCATACCATAAAGTTCCATTCTCTTTATTTACTCGGATAGGCGCAGTGTAGCTAGATAAATTTGATTTCAATTTGTACTGGAATACCTCACCAGTGACAGTCAATGTAGTTACTTCATTGCCAGTCAATGTTGGCCCAGTTGCAATTGATCCTATTGGGAACAAAATAACAGATTTGATACCACCTTTTCCATTGGTACATGTTCTGTCATTAAACCCAGTTGTCATATTACATGCCATCTCTTCTGTATTTTTTAAGTTAGGGGAGACCTAAGCCTCCCCATATTTGTTAATTAGTTAGGTGATCCAGTTCCGTTCCAAACTCCGATCTGATCCAAGAATGGTACTTGTACACCAGCTCTGAATTTAGATCTGATATAGATAACATCATCATCTTGAGAATACCAAAGATCGTAGTTATCAAAGTCAGAAGATAAGTCAGTTCCGAATACAAAGTGAGATGCTTTCCCAGTGTAGATATTGTCAAGACCATTCAATCCTGGTACCTTAACAACTCGCATATCTGTACCTGGTACAATGATCTCTTCCATTGTAGCAATTTGTGCTGGAGAATAGTGGAAGAAATTAAGGTCTACCAAGTTCTTCATCAAATAGTTGAAGTTCTCACGGCCAGCGAAACATACGAAATCAGCAGATTCTGCTACAGCTTCAGGTGTATTTGTAAAACACTCATAGAATACATCATAAGCGTTAGATGCATCAATGCTTGCAGTTGCAGAAGTGTTAAGGTTTACAGCACCATTAGCAGTAGTCAAGAATTGACGGTATCCATTCATCCACTGAAGATTACCAGTACCAGTTGCTTTGTTACCTTTCCAAATCAATTTGTCTAACTCAAGTGCATGTAAGCTCAAAAGGTAGTTAGTGATTTGTGCTTCAAAAGGTAGTTCTTTGTCCTCAGCAGATGCACCTGGGCGCAAAGCCAATTGAGTCCAAAATCCAGCCAAATCTTTTTGACAGAATCTCTTCATGTATCCAAGAGTTTCAACAGCAATTGCACGATCAGTGAATACTGTATCTCCAGCTGGTGTCATTTCGCAATCTCCAGCTTGGTAAGTCAAAGTATCATCTAACAATTTGATCTCTTCAGATCCTTTGATACCTTCTTGAATTGTGATGTAACGTAAAGTCTTTGCTTCAGTTACTGATCTAGTGATTAGATCTTCTCTTTGCTCGTCTACATATGCTGCCAAACCTGACACATCATAGTCGAATTTTTGCTTGATAAACTTTTTTAAGCTCATTTTCTTTGTTATTTAATTTGTGATTTAAGGAATAATTGACGTGATGTCAATGTACTATTTACTCTCGCGAATTTCTCGCCTTCAGTAGTGCTATTTGAAGGCATTGCTTTGAATGATTCAAAATCATTTTTCATTGCTGCCATCTCAGTGCGAAGAGTTTCATTATCTGAAGCAATAGTCTGCATCATTTCACCTATAGCTTCTACAGCTGTAGAGAATGATGACATCTTTGCATTCACAATTGATTCTACTTGCTCAGCACTCATTGATTCTTGTTTCATTTCTTCTGAATTGATAGCTGCAATGACTGCCGTAGCAATGTCATAGGCTTGCCCCATTTCAATGTTCAGTGTTGCTGCGATAACCTCTGTAGCTCTCTCTAGTGCTGCTGGCATCTCTTCAGTATCAATAGCTTCAAACTCATCAGAGCTTGCTGCTTGTTCTGTTGCTCTCTCATCAATAACCTCTAACACTACACCATTGGCATCTGTTATGATCTTGATTCCAGTAAACTCACCACCTAATTCATGTGTGCCTTCCGGAGCTGGAATCTGCTCACCATCAGCAACAATAAATACAGTAGTTCCCACTGCTAGTTCACCCTCATATGATACAGCTGTACCATCTAGCAAAACTGCCTCACCAAATGCTTGAGCTTCTGTTGTTTCAGTAGCTTCAGCAGATGTTGAAAACATTGCTTTCATGTCAGCAATTGCATCCATTACTTTTTTGAAGTTCTCGTTCATTTGTTTGTTATTTAATTATACTATGTTTAATTGTTCCACTTAGATCATTCAATGCCTTGAATATCTGTGCCATCATCTCTGATTCAATAGTGCGATCTGTTGCTGTGATCTGAAAATATCCCTCAACACTAAAGCCAGTAAACTTGCCCTCTTTAGCTTTCTCCCATACATCCTTATCAGTTACCTTGTAGCTGACAATCCAAGATCCATCATTTGCATCATGGAATCTTTCAGGAGCTGTGAATCCTTTGTCATTATCTATCTGATAGCTATGGATCATGTAGATCCCATCAACTACATTGGATGAATTGTGCTCAATATTTACATTGTTGAAGTTGCCTCTCCTTGCATAGTCATGAATGATGTCCTTGATAGCAGCCTTTGTGAACACCACATAATACTCTTCATTGCTGTCCTGATCATATCTATAGATAGGTGTATCAGCAGAGATAGCCACACCGGTGATTACTTGCTCCTCATCATTGAATTGAAATTTCTTAGCTTGTGAGAATGTTTGAAAACTTATCTCATGCGCTGGATCTCTCACTAGTGAATTAAATTCAACAGATGTCTCTGCTTCATTCAAGTCAATTGAGATTTCATATATAGGCAATTCCTTCATCATATTAGATAATATGTATTTTTGTTCCATGATTCTAGTATACCCACATAAGCAAGGCAAGGAAGGCAGCACAATACAGCACTCCATAAACTGGGCCTTAAAGAGATATCCTAATGCAGAAGTCTACATCATTGGTGATCATGTCAGAGGATATAATAATCTCATCCCTGATGCAAGGTCATCTGTCAGAGGATGTGATGTGACTCACAAGCTGTTGACATTTGCCAGGCACATTGGCGGCAAGTTCCTATACATGAATGATGATTTCTTTATTGGTCCCAAATTCAATGAGGATACAGTGATATCAAATGGCAATCTGATGATCAATGACCTTCACGCACCCACATATCAGGAGGCTTGTCAAAATACTATGGATGTACTCAAAGCAATGGGATGCACCACAATAAACTTTGAATGTCATCAGCCAGTGATGATGGATAGTCAGAAGCTCATTGAATTGTTTGACTCAATATCTTGGGATGGCCACAATCACTTTGTCAAATCACTCTATCTTAATTACTACCAGGTACCACATTCACCTGGACAAAATCTCAAGCTAGGCAGTGACACAAAAAAGGCCCAACAATTGCTGGACCTATATGGCTCATTCTCATGCTCAGATCAGTGGATGAGAGGGAACACACAAGTTAAATTTCTTACCACACACTGAGCTTGTTCTGAATAGCCACGTTATTCTGTGTGCCAGTGATGTCAGACTCTAAGACATACACTTGATTGATTCCAGCTGATTGCTGTGCAGCCAATCCAGTAAGATCAGTCTGCTGTGTATTTGTGTTAGCATTGGCACCACCTAACTCTGTGGCTGAAGCTCCAGCAGATACACCTCCACTAGTGTCAAATGTTGGCGCAGTTCCTGATTGATACTTTGTTGAAGCAATGGCAGCAATTTGTGTTGCACCAATCAAAGCAGCTGATGCAATCGCAGCAATACCAAACGGGGATGGCGGCGGCCCAAACTGAGCAATCCCCTTAACAATAGCTGATGCAGTATCTATAGCTGCTTGACCTATTCTCAGAATCTTATCACGTTCAAATTGTTTCTTTTTAATAGCCTCAAGTGCATTGAAATTTTTAAGCTCAATCTGATACTTTGCAGCTGCATAGTTTTTATCTATAGCTTTCCTTTGTTCAGCCGTTAAATTAGTATTCTCAAGTTCAGACTTGTGTTTAGCATCCAATGCAGACAGCTCATCATTGGCTCTAGTTTGCATGTTCTGCATTCTTGCATCTTCTAGTGAGCTGAAGGCATCATTTAACGCACTGAATTGGTCAAAGATAAACTGAGCATTGTCCAGCTGTTTTTGAAGTCTTTCAGCTTGATATTTGTTCTGAATCTTACTGATCTCTTGTTGCTGCTGCTCTTCTAGTTTTGTAATATCAAGACCATATTGTTCAGCTCCAGCAATCAGCTTAAAGTATTTGTCTGTGACAGCTTGCTCTTCTGTTTGTTGAGCAGTCAATAAAGCTGCATTGTATTCATCAAAGAAAGCCTCTTCTGTTGCAATCTCTTCCCTTCTTAGAGCTTCTTTTCTGTTTTTTTCAGCTATCTCAAGATCTTTTTGTTCCTTAGCTCTGCGCTCTTCATTAGCTCTTTGAATGTCATCATATTTATTATCAATGTTATTCAACGAATCTCTTAAAGCTAGTCTTAAAGTAGTTGTATCATATCCGTTTTTCTCAGCGAGCTTAATTAACTCATTGTATTTTTTAGTCTCTGCAATAATCTCTTGATTTTTCAGTGATTCACCAGCTAATACATAGGCTTGTTCCACTTCTTGAATCTTAGCTAGATCTTGCTTTCTTTGCTCTCTTGCCTTATCAGCAGCAGCCTTTGCCTTATCAGCTTGGTCCTTCTGTACTTTCTCAGCATTCTCAGCTACCTTCTTAGCGTTATCTTGTACCTTCTTAACATTCTCAGCTGCATCAATTGCTCTCTGCTGCTTGATATCTGCATAGTAGTCTTTGGCTTGTTGGCCCAGCTTGACATATCTTTCTCTTGATGCAGTCAATTGCTCTCTGATCTTGGCAGCTTCATCCTCATTCCCTTGATCCAGCATCTGCTGATATCTCTTCTGTAAGTTCTGGAATGCATACTGCTCTTTTACTCTTGCATCTTGGCGAGCCTTCGCTAGTATCTCAAGATTCTTGATCTCAGCCTTGGTGATCTCTTCATCAGTTGCACCAGCAGCCTTCATCAAAGCTATTCTGTTGCTAGTATATTTCTGCAATGCACTGAATGAATCATCAAGAGCTTTGCGGCCATTCTCAAGGCTCTTATTGAATTTCTCATTTGACTCAGCAGCTTCAGCACTATTGTCACCAAACGCAATGAAGGCTCCAGCTATAGCAGCTAGTGCAGCAATAATCAAGAATATTGGATTGGCTTTCATCACAGCATTCAATGCTTTCATGGCCAATGTTCCCAAATTGGTAGCAACAGCAGCAGCTTTCTGTGCTGTGCTCATGGCTGTAGTGGCCACAGCATTACCAGTAGTGACTGCTGTATTCTCAACTATGAATGCATTCTGAATCTTCTGCGCTACATTTCTGAGCTGAATCCCTAGAATAGCCTCCTTATTCAAGTTGTTCGCAACAGTGCTCACTGCATTCACCACACCTTGCACAGCTTGCAGCTTCACCATTGTCTGCACCAATTGCTCAGACTCTACACCAGTCAATGCAATAGCTGACTGAAAGCCCCCAAAGATAGCTGCTCCAGTATCAATCCCAGCTAATGTTGTATCCAGGCCTACAAAGTCAGAAGAAAGAGCTGTTGTTTGTGCCTTCAAATCACCTATCTCATCTTTCAATGCCGCAGCATTACGGATGGCATCTGCACCCACCGGTGACTCAACACCAGCTTGAGCTGCAATAGTCTGATACTGCTTCATGACTTGAGTCATCTCTCTCAAGCTCAATCCTCCAGCTTCAACTCTTGCATTCAGCTCCGCTAATTTCTCAGCAAAGGCATCTGTGCCAGCATCTGAGGCAGCAGTTTTCTGTGTTGCTTGCAGATCCTTATTCAGATTGTTGACTGCCTTGTCAAATGATTGTACATCTTGTACACTGTTGCCAGTGTCAACCCGTAGTGAAAATACTGCTTCCTTATTTGCCATGTCTATATTCAAAAAAAGGCTAGTTGCCCAGCCTTCATAAAGTTAATATTTTATTTTATTCCCCTGGAGGGAATGGTGGTGTAGGTTTAGGATTGTAAGGAATTAAATCCAAATCTTTAACCCATAGAAAATCTACGTTTGTGCAGAAGTTCATCTCCTCAGTTGAGATTATCCAATTATCATCCGCATCTTGAATTTCATTAAAATATGAATCATCGGTATATTGTTGCCCGTGAATTAATTCTTTTTGTTCAAACGTTAAAAGACCAACATATTTTAGTAAATCTTCTTTTGCAATATCAGATAGTTTCATATTCTTTTATATTTTATAATATTTTTTTTCATTGCTCTAATAAATGTAGTAATATTCATTTCAGCATATTCAGCAGCTTCTTTTACACTAGCATAATAAACTCCAGTTTGTATATCTAAAACAGGTACACTAATCCAATGATTAAAACCAACATAGTCTTTCATTTTTTCAGCTCTTTTAATGTATCCTTCTTTAGGTCTTTTAGTTCCTAATTTAGCCAATCTCATTTTTTCTTTTGTCTCAGGAGTATGCTTTTTACCTTTAAAAGGATTGTTTTCAATCATCCTTTTTCTTCTTATCTCAAGTTGCTCTTCTGTTGCTTTAACCCCCCAACATCCATCACCTCCATCAGTTATATTGACTAATAAACCACCATTTGTTTTTTTACCATATAAAGAAATAAATTCTTTTTCTTTTTCCTTTGCATCATCTATTGATATATCATCAAAAATAATATCTACTCTATAATCTGTATGTTTTGCGATAGAATGCCAGTGCTTATTTCTTGTTTGCTTAGTATAACATCTTTCTTTATTGGAACCTATACCGATATAGAATGGTTCATTTTTATCTAATCTTATATGTCTATAAATGTATGCCATATACAAATTTACAAAATAATAGGATTGAAGTAGCTATCCTCAGTGTATTGCTGACCTACCAATTCATCTTTCTGTACCTCTGTAAGCAGTCCTACATAGTTAGGATATTCTGCTTGTGTTATGTCTGTTAGTTTCATTATACTTGTCTTGATAATGTAGTTTGAAACGCTTGTACCGCAGTGTAGAAGTTGCCTATCTCAGTAGAAGATAACCCATCACCCATATATGCAAAAGCAAATTGACTATTTACATATCCACTTGCATAAGGTGTACCAGTTAAATTTAATGTACCAATATATAAAGCTAAACTATTTAATCCACCTCCTGAATTACCAGTAGCTACAGATGTGCTATTTTTATATACAGTTGTTACAGTTGATGATGTTCTGCTTGAGCTAAAAAATCCCGTTCCTCCAGTTATAGAACCTGATATTAAACCCGAATTTAATCTTGATGCTAAAGTAGAAGCAGTATTTAATAACGTACTATTATCACTGCCTAGAAATGAACCTAAATTTACTGGGTCTGCACTTGCAGCAGTGTTTACTGTTCTTATGTAGTAGCCTATTGAATTGCTATTTGCAGATGCTAATGAGCTTGGTAAAAATCCAGTATTTCCATATCCGTTTGTTCCGTTTGGTAAAACTCCATTACTACTATGTGTAAGACCACCATTCCAAGTTATTTGATAAGCCGCAGTATTCATAAAGTTATATGAATGCTTACCCGCAGTGCCACCTACAAACGGATACAAAGCCTTCATCTTAGAAGTTAGTCCATAGGTAGTTAAGTCACTCTCAAGTGTATTCAACGCACCTAAGATAGTCAAGTCCGTTTCTCCCGTAGCAGCTATCCAAGCAGTTGTTAGTGTGCCATATGATGGCCCACTTGGCTGCACTAAATATGGATTGATTATCATACTCTTGTACCTATGATAGTAACTTTCAAACCTTTTGCTGTGCCATTGCCAATTTGGTCAATGTCAATAGTTATCTCAGCATCATCTGCTAGTGCAGTGTCAGATATAACCGCTGGTGTTGCAGCTGTTGTAGATGTCTTTTCAGTGTTGTCTATTGTCAACTTTGTTGATAGGATACTTGTCCCACCTTCATTGATGTCAACAGTGAAGATACTACCTGATGCTTGAGCAGTAGAAAGTGAAGCTCTCACAGCAGTAACTGTCATAGCATAAGGCATTCTGAAAGTAACCTTTGCAGTACCTGTAGTTAAAGCTGTAGTTTCATCCGATGCAGCCACCTGGATCTCAGTAGGCAAACCACTCTGAGCAAATGTTTTAATGTTGGCACCAGTTACACTGCGTGATGTGTATATACCGCCACCAGCTGACTGAGAAATCTCAAGTAAATCTGTTGCTGCTAGTGCTGCGCCTTTGGCCGTTAAGCCTGATATCTTTACTCCCATTATTGTTCTATTATTCTTTGTATATTATCTTCTGTCATTCTGTTGATACCATCCTCAGATAGTCTGTTGAATAGCGCATCAGCCACAGCCTTAATGGCAGCAGTTGCACTATTGAACATCATTGTGATTCCGTATCCGTACATCTTACAAGATTAAAGCTACAGATCCTGATGTCAAGTCAATAGCTGAAAATTTGCGAGCTCCAGTACATCTGATCATTGCTCCAGCTTTTACTGCTGTGCCTGGTGTAGTTATTAACTCAGCTTTGATGTCAACACCACCTACCTTGATGCTTGCAAATACAGTGTCCTCAAGGACAAAGATTGCATCATAAACTATTGTCTTTTCTGTAGTGTCATTCACTATCAATGTTCCCTGACTCGCTGTCAGTATCTCTTCCCAAAGTGCCATATTTATTCTGTTGTTCTAGTTAAATTATCTTCCGTTATTCTTGTCTGAGCTCCAGCTGTAAACTTGCCTTCTGTCTCTCTGAAGTTAGTTTTATCAGGGAGATAAGGTATCTCTATATCAAAAGTTTGGATACTCTCTCCTTCTATTATGCGAATCAGTTCCACTAATGTAGTGTTATCCTTTCCACTATCAAAGTCTGATACCTTCTGAAGTCTATAGATTACACCATCAATGTTGATGAGCTCCTTAAAATTAAGCATGTTAATCATGCTGTTATCTATCTTGATGTAGCATGTTAATAACTTCCCAAACCTAGATATCACCTCCTTGATGTATCTCTCATGATAATGGAATAAGTTATTGGTAGTATAGGCCGCATCTTGATAGAATACATATTCAGGCACCCCGAAATTAAAGTCAAAGGTAGGTGATGTCAAGCTATTCAGATGGCCCACATACGGATATGATCCCTCAGTAGTGGCAATACCATCCTCATCAATATATTGCCATGTAGCTGTAGTCATTGGTCCTAGCTGCACAAGGAATGGCTTGCCCTTCTTGATAGCTATAGCTGAAGTACCATCTTGCTCAGTCTTGACTTGGAATGACCTTGGCACAATAATATTGGTGAAGGTACTCTCATCTACTGGAATATTCACCAGCAGCTTCTGTGAGAATGGCAGCTTGAATTCAGTTGTATTCTTAGCGAATTGATTCTGTGAATCTAAGCTGAATGCACCATACTGCTTCCTGACATCTTGTGCATAGTAGAAGTTATAATAGTCATCATCTTGCTCAAATACAAAGTTGTATGTGTTGCTAGCAAAGTTGATTGTAGGTGTCACCTTGTAATCTCTGCTATAGTCAACTAGATGAGTCCAATTCAAGGCATCAGCTGATGAGTTATAGAAGTCATCCATTGGCTCAATCTCAAGGATGGTGTTATCATTCACATTAGGCTTGACATATAGATTAAATGCCGTAGTAATTCCCTTAAAGAATGTGGCGCAGTCCATTGTTGGCAGAAAGTTATCAATCAAGATAGTTCCTCCTGGCTCAAGTGATTGCTCAGATAATACGATGTTGAGATCCGCTGTGTTGCTTGTGATGTTGGTATTCAATAAGAAAGTAGTAGGAATGTCATCAGCCTCAACAGATGAATCATAAACTACCCATATTAATTCAAACTTGAGCTCATCATTGAAGGTCACAAATACATCTCTGATATAGTCAAAGCTGATAGTAGCTGAATAGTCACCAGTACCATTGTCAAAGGCTCCCTGATATACATCATCTTGAGATATCACAAATCCATTCTTAGATATCTTCAGTACCAGCTTAAACCTAATCCATGTATCCACAAGATTGGCTCCGGTGATTGTAAAGTCAAGATTCAAGTCATGATCACCAACATAGTTGATTCTCATGATGCCCTCAGTAGCTGATACAAAGCGCATGAATGTAGCAGCATTCTCAATCTGTCCAGCTGGATCAGATGTCACTGTAGCATTATAGGGATCGTATGAATAAGTGAATTGTAAGTCAGCTCTTCTATTGCCACCAAATACTAGATTCCACCCACTTGATAATGGTATGTTAGCATTAATAATGTGACCACTGGTACCATTGTCCTCTGTAGTATAGGCTGACAAGGCAAGTGAATCAGCAGCTGTGATTGTTGGCAATGATCCGCCTTCAAAGGCCATGAGCATTCTCTTGAATGTCTGACTCTCAAGGAAGGCTGATGACCAGCTGATGCCGCAGTAATCAAATGCCCTCTTCAGGATATCATAACAGAATACTTGTGGCGGAATATGCTCCACACCAAAGGCATCCACTGCTGGCCTATCATAGCCATAGTCAATCAGTCCATAGTAATACCCTAATCCATCCCAGTTGGCTCCAGTCTTGTTGCTTGTTGGTACACCATTCACCTGGATAGTTCCAGCCCATGAATTCTCTTGATTGGCCTTGATTAGTGTATGTGTATATTCGGACCATGACAGCTCATTGATTCTGATCTTGGATAGCAGTCCAATGTAGTCAATACTTTCTGATATCATGATGATAGAGAATCTCCACATGCCATTCATCCAGTTGCACTCAGTCAGCTGACATATACCATTGAACTGCAATAGACCTTGATCATAATACCTAGCTGTTGACTTTACAGATGGATCAAAGTTAAGAAATGCGCTTTGAGTATCTAATACTGGATCACTAGCTGATGTCATAAACACCTGATGCATTAGATATACATTCTTTTTGGTACCAGGCAAAATGATAGTCTTGGAATTATTCCCCTTCCTACTAGACAAATCTTTCACATCACTGATATTGTATGTCAATGGGAATGGCAGCCTCTCATCAAGGTCTACAAGTATGTCATTGATGTATAGCTCCATCTATCCTAATTGTGTCTGATATGTGTATGTTCTATCTATCTGAACAGCCTCTTGAATAAGACCAGCTTTTCTTCTTTGCTTTAATGTATAGTTAGCATTGGTCACGTTCACTGGCTCAAGAACCGATGATCCAAAATCCTTCTGAATATAAACCCTTGGTGATTCATACAGATCTCTAACTAACCATTGCTGTATGTCCTCATGAATCCAATCACTATTCAATAGTAGTTTATCACTCATTGACTTATTCACAGTCATTCTGTTGCCATCACTTAAAGAATATTCATAGTCACCAGCTTGCCATCTCCCAGTTCTTCTATTGTATCTTGTTGCCTCAATATCTGTTGAATGCTCTGATAATAAGTTAAAAGTGAATGAATCCCATGCACCAAACTTATTAAGCCAATGCAGTCTGTATCTTGGATAATTGCTACATGACTGATCGTAGTATATCTTATAAAGTTCAGAGTCCTTTGATGGTGTAGCATTTTGATATATCTCAATCGTATAATAGTAGCAATTAGTGAAATTACCTACAACCAAAGTTGTACCATTTACTAAGTTTTCAGGACCTACTTGAACAAGTGGTATAGTACGGTTATCTTTTATAAAGTCAGCTGATGCAATTACTGAATTGTTTATATCATATAAAACAGCTTCACCATACACTAAGTTCCCTGTACTATTGATTATGCTTAGATATTTATAGTCATAATATCCTACAAGATCTCTTTTATCTCTTGGGAATTCAGTCAAGAACAATCTAGTACCAGAGGCTTGCTCAATATTATAATCTTGATAATTCCATGACAACCAAAACTCTTGTCTAAAAGCTGCATTTAAAAATTCAATTCCATTGCTTGCCTCTGCTGATGCAATGATAACCTCAGCTGGTGTGCCATATCTCTCATACACTAATAATGAAAATGTTTGACTGCCATTCATCAGCTCTTGATCTAGTAGCAATGGATCTGGGAAGTTATTAACTATAATAGCTCTACCAATACTTGATAAGTCAAACTTTCCACTATCCCCATCTTCAGGGAATACTTGATGAGTTGAAATAAGGCCAGCATTAAGATAGACCTCTATTACAAATGAAAAGTTAGCTTGCCCAGTATTGTCTGATTCAAAAACAAATATTGTTGGATTGCAAATGGGATCCCACTGAGTAGGCTGACTTATAAATGTTATTGCCATGTTCTTGTATTTTTGGTGAATGATATTTCAAACATCAACCCAGTGACAGCAGCTAGATCATTTGCTATCCTATCAAGGACCTCATTGCTCATGACATTGGATGTGATATTGCGAGGCTTGATACCATACTTGTTCTTTGTAGCTGATGCTGATGCATAGGCATGACTCAGATCATATCCCTTCCATTGCTGTATTGCCTTTGCATGATTCTTTGAAACATTAGGATACTTAAAGCTGTAAGGTGTTTGAAATTTATTCTGTCCTACCGGATTGACACCCTCATCTTGAAACTTGTAGTACTCATCCGCTTGTATCTCAAATGACAATGCTCCAGTAGGAAAGTATACTACTGACTGAGCTAGTCCTCCAGTATTGTTTACGTTAGTAAGTATATACTCTTGGAATTGTGCTGTGACCTCATTGGCAAGACCTAGAATAAACTTCTCATAAGCTGTCTGAGGCTGAGTAAGTTCAGTCTGAGATATACCTAGTGAGTCAAGAAATTGCAGATCATCAGCCATGTCTTTGTAATATGTAATCTTGTTCCGCTTTCAACTTAAAGAAGTTCAGCCAAAACAATGTTTTTATGTATGGCTGACGCGTGATAGTGTCCACATCTTTGCCAAGCTCTTGCGCCAGCTTGAGGAGGATTCTTGTCCATGTAAACCATTCGCTGTCTCTAAGAGTTTCTGATGCATTGTCTGATTCTGATTCATCAGCCTCGCTGTCTGTATTCCCAAGATAGCGAGACTCCGCCTCTCTGATTCTCGCAAAAAAAAAGCGAAGAAGTTCAGAAATTCATCACCAGGGAAGGCCCTCTTAAATATCTCTTCTCTCTTTTTGTTTGGATTCTGTACCTTGCCCCTCTCATCCTCTTGGCAGTATTCCATGCCCTCCTCAATGTAGCAGATAGCCAATGCCTCACATGGTGATGAGCTGACATCCTCAATGAGCTTCATGTCAATGATCTGACCAGTCTCTATAGCACTAAAGTCCTTTTCAAATCTGTATCTCTTGCCTTCTATCTCAATGTATTCAGATGGCTCATTTGTGCTGTATTGTGATAGCATATTCAGAAGTACACTACTGGCATTCATGATGTCATCAATGTGAATCTTCCTAACCTTGTTGATTGGCAGTCCGGTGAATATGCTGACAAGCTGTGACTGAAAGTCAAGCATGTTGATCAGTGACTTATCTGTCTGCTGGATGAATGGTGCCAGCATGAGCCACTTAGTGAGCTGATCAGGTCTACATTCTTGGATTGTCTGTGGATAGTTTACATCAATGGTTTTCATGCTCTTAATATTTTGTATTGCCCTCTCTTACTGTAGTTCTTTTTACTATGCCATGCCAGTGCCAGTGAGATCACCCCATCATCATGCAGTCCACTTGGTGCAGAGTATTGTACTGACCTGGTATTCGGATTGTAAATATAAGTAAAATTCTCAAGCTCATCTATCAGCCATTGCTCCTCTATTATCTTGATCTCTGACTGTTCAAAGGCCAGTGCTAGATCCTCAATGATGATAGGCTTAGTCTTACTGGTAGTAGTGAATGGATTCACTAGATTACGCAGTCTTGATGACAGCATCTCATAGAAGATATCCCCTTGATTGTTGACCTCTATCAATGTGACTGCTTGATATTGCTTGATGATGTCTGCTACCTTGTCAATGATCTTGGACCACTCATCATGCCGCCACCTACCAACATATACCATCTGCCCTCTCTCATTCAGTATTGTCAACACTGTATAGTCATCTGCCCTACCTATGTCAAGTCCAGCGTAGCACTTGCCACCTCTCTCCCATGTTCCAGCTGACTGCCTCACGTTCTTGAATAGTCCGGATGCATTGTCAATGAATTCAGCCATGTATTCTTGTCTGAAGATATGATCAGGCAGTGACCGCTTTCTCTCCTCCAGCTCTTGTGGTGCTATCATTGGATTGTCATAGGATGTGAAGTGGATGTACTTGTATCTGTCATCATAGTTAGGCTGCATACACAAGGTATGAAAATGATTCTTGCCCTTTGGTGTTGAGATAAATATCACCTTCTTTCCCTTGACCATCACAGTTGCAGATAGCACCTCATTCCATAGCTCAGGCCTTGTGAAGGCCATCTCATCCACTACCATGAAATGAAAGGTATTCCCTCTGATATTGTCGGGCCGTTCACCACTAAAGAATTCTATTGATGATCCAAAGCCAGTTACCTTGAGATCTGATTTGTTGAATTCAAATAAACCACTGTTTTTTGTAGCTCTCTCAAGCTCTGCGAATACTTTCTTACCTTGCTTGTATACTGGTGTTACCCAAGCAATCTGTGATCCTGGATGATTGATGGCCCAGTACAGAAGCTGATTGATTCCTAGTAAGGTCTTGCCAAACTGCCTACCAATATTCAGAGCATAGTATTTCTCGCTGCCTTGATTGATAGCATTGTGGATATGCCTCTGATTAGGATGAGGTTTGTAACCTTTGATTGTACTCATTCATCAAAGTCAAAGTTATCAACATTTCTAGTCTCTACTTGCTGACGATCATGCATGCCTAATCTGTTCTTTGCGTAGAAGATTCCCTTGCCCTCATTGCCCACAATATCAACAGCTAAGCCTTTAAAAAGCTCATCTATTTTTTTAATAGTGTCAGATTTGAGTTTGTCATCAGAATTCAACCAAGTGTAATAAGTCTCTCTTACAATACTCTTTTCTTTCCTCACAATAGGAATCCATATTCTAAGGAAGTAATCTATAGTAGGTATATGCCTATCTAGTACCAGGACAATTTCTCCTTTATTGGATATCATTTCTTTCTTATGGGATATGCACTCTTCAATATAGATATGTGCTAGTTCCTCAAGGTGTTTTATGAATTCATCTGAGTATGCCATTATTTCAATTCATTAATTTTAGATTCTGCCCATGTCTTTGCTGCCTTACCACCCCATAGAAGGTATGAGATGTATCCACAATCTTCAGGTGTACCATTTTCATAGTAAGTCTCAGCTCTTGATAGATAGCTTATCATTCTTTTGATTGTGTCAATGGATAGCTTTTCTCTATTGCTGAGCTGCTGTGCTCTGACCTTTCCTACTTGTGTTGCACATCTGTTGCCTTGCTTTTCATTCAGCTCTATTCCTCTTCTAGCATTGTTCACTACAGCATCAGGATAGTCATTATAGCTATCTTGGAATTCTTGCTTTGCTCTTTGCCATGATGACTTGCATACTGGATAGCGTTGAGTAGATGGATATTCCTCTTTCATCTTCTCATCAGCCATGCATCTAGTGATGAATTCATTCTCTGACTCTGCTGGTCTTGGTTTAGGTATTGGCATCACTTGCAATATTTAGTGTAAAATGTATACGGCACCACCTTCATTTTTGCCAGGATCCATATCAGTGGCCTATAGGCTTTGAAGTTGTACTTCTCATATTTTGCTCTATCACCTTTGCGAAGGTTAATTAGTGCATTTATTTTAGATTCGTATTCCCCTAGCTTAGTCATATCAAACTCAGGCTTAATATCGAATAGCTCTCTAGCTTGTTGCTTTGTCAATCTGCCTGATCTAACTTGTGCAGAAAGGTATACTATTCTCTTGTCAATGCCAAATTTATTAGGCAGTAGAAAGCTCCCTACAAACTCAGTGTAAACATTCTCACAATGCTTGCCGCCATAGTCTTGCCATTGGATCAGTCGTTTCATTTCAGCCTCCATTGTCTCTCTATCGAATCCATAGTGGAAAGGCCTTACATTCTTGATGCCTTTCAGTGCATAGTACAGTTGGTCCTTGAATGTAAATAATGGATAATTAGTTAGCTCCGCTTGTGTATATGCCTTGTAAACTGATCTGATGTATTTGGCATCCATGTAAGTCCATGATGCCGGTGTTGATCCCTCAGTTCTGAAGTCATGACCATTGAGAATGTACTTGATCTTGTACTTGTGTGCAGTATCGTACATCAGCTTTGTCATTGCTATGTCATTGGGGATATCTGCATCCGGAAGTCCAGCGTAAAGGAATGCTTCATTGAGCTTATCGTATTCTGACTTGTTAACCTGGTAAGTGATGGCATCTACATTCAGTTTCTTGATGAGCTGTTGCATATTGTGGACAGCTTGTGGTGCATTCCAGTTGTTATCGAAGTGAATGACTAGCGGCTTGAGTCCCCAGTAACGCACAGCAGTGTACAATAGCACTGAGCTGTCAAGTCCTCCACTGATCCCCATGATGCAATCATATTTGTCAGCATAGCCATGCACTCTGATCTTGTTGAGCATATCATGCAGTCCTTGTGGATCTGATTGCTTCTGTAGCTCATCATGGAGATCACAGTAGTTGCACTGCTTACTACCTATGACAGCGAAGTCAGAAGTGAACAGGCATCTTTTACATTCTTTTTTCATGTTATAATTATTTGAAAATAGCTTTCGTTTGTATTGACCATGTGTACATTGTAATCAGCAAAGTCTATAGGTTTAATATTGTACCAAATATGTTCAGCATCACAATCTTCAGGCTCATCCAGTGGCAAAGATAATACAAGATATTTACAATGCTTCTTGCATTTGTCAATCACCTCAAATGGATTCTCAAGATGCTCTAGTGTTTCTGCAATTATAATCACATCGTATTGACTGGATGGCTCATCTGTTCTGATATCTAGCAGCTGAATGTGATCCGCTTTGTCAGCAGCTTTGTTGACAGCTATCATTGAGAAGTCTGATGCAGTATAGATGCAATCAAACTTACTCTTCAGATATTCAGCTCCTATACCGGTGCCACATCCAATCTCTAGGATAGTATTGAATTTTATTTGTTTTAGGATCTCAGACAGTTGCTCATAGATTATCAGCCTATCCTCCTCCACATCAACACTAGCATAGTAGTCATCCCAAAATACCATGCTGTTGGTGTTTATTTTATCCTTTACTCTCCGCATAGTTCATTTTGTAAATCATATATCTCAGGGAATGACTGAAGGAATGCAATCTGTTCTTTGCCAGTTATGCGTTCACTCTTTAACTTGCCAGTCCAATGATCCTCAAATTTATGTTTGTTCTCCCATTTATCTGTACTGATTGACAAGAATTGTATCTCATCTGCATCGAATATCCCAATGGATGCATCACTGATGATTGCTCTGAGCCACATGGCCCAATCAAGTCCGCTGTTCAATCTCTTGTCAAATGGCTGCCAGTTGATCTTATCAAGGAATCTATTTGATAGCATTCTGCCAATACCTATAGGCTCATAGGATCTAGGTCCTTTGCCATATCCAGTCCAGTTGACAAGTCTGATCTTATCATCCACATCAATGAAGTGACATCCTAGCTTTCCTACCATGTCAAACTCTTTGAGCTTATCTTCAGCCTCTTGGATGTAATTATCTGACACCCAATCAGATGAGCCAACAAACAGCACCCCAGTAGGATTGTATTTCTTAGCTGCCATGAATCCAGCATTCCACTTTGCACCCAGTGGATCATTGGATATCTCTATCCACTCGGCACCCAGCTTGATGCATAGCTCCTTGTCTTCAGGATCATGGCCCATGCATATAACTTTGACTCCTACCTTCTGAAGTCTTGTGATTGTAATCTTGAGCAGTGGCCTTCTGCCATTCACTGGAATAGGAGCTACAATCATGATTTCAATGCATTAAGTAGGTCAGCTTTCTTTGGTGCTGCTCCTAAGTTTAGTCCTCTATCTTTTGCCAGTGCCTTCATATCATTATAGCTCATGCTCTCATAGTTATATTGTTTTGTTCCAATAAACTGAATCTTAGCTGGTTTAATCTCTGTGTTGATGTTGGATTGAATGTGGGCTGCTAGATCTCTCATTGCATTCCGTAGGCATGTGCCACATCTTTTATTGAGCACAATATTCTTGTTTAACTTGAGCCACATGGACAGCTCCTCTTTTAGCTCTTCATTCAGTGCAAAGGATCTAGTCTTCATAAATCTTTGCGTTTGGCTCATCAGCTCATTTGATATCATGGCTTCATAATTTTAAGTAGTTTCTTCTCTAAGGCTGTGCCTTTTATCTTTCTTCTTAGCTCTCTGCTATTGTGCAGCTCACGCAAAAGTATTGCACCAATCATGGCAAAATACTTGTCCTGGTCAGTCATTGCTTGCTCTCCCATGATTGTATAATATCTGCTAGTAAATATGTGATGAATGCTATGCCAACAGTATGCCAGTCGTACATCAGTAATAAGATTACTGAAGTCCAAAATGATAGGCAGCTCCAGCAGTTTAGTGGTTTGATATCAGGCAGTTCAAAGGTCATCATTGCTCTTGATATCCCTAGGCTCGCCAGTATGAATAGAATATAAATCATTTTTAAATTGTTTTATGGCACCATGGATGACTCTGAGGGGCAGATTTGTTTCTGCTTTGATATCTCTATAAGTCATCCCATACAGATGCATTTTAGTTAGTTCTTTACAAAATAGCTCTTGATCATCTTCAGGAGACTTCTGCATGTAGCTATCAAGATAGCATTGATATTCCGATAGGTCATCATCTTCTGTCTCTTTGAAGGCAACATCTGTTTCGAATGGGAGCAGACGTATTGGGGGATTGAATTTCTTGTTGAATTCACTGCCGGGCCATTTCCACTGATTGTAGGCATACCTTGCAAATGTTCTTGGAAGATCGGCCTCTTGGATATCGAGCTTACTGAGTATGATGAATACATCTGAGACAAGGTCACGGTATAGCTCTGAGCCTCCAGTGATCTTGATTGCGATATTGTATGCCTCTTTATTCCAAAACACATCCCGAAGTTATTAAATATTTGAATACCTCATTTAGAAATTGTTCTGATACTGGCTTGCTGTTACAAAACCGCCACAGCTGTGAATAGTTTAAATCACTATCTTCTGACAGATGAGTCAGCTTGTAACGATTGGAGAGCCTCTTGTGAAGCTCTCCTCTCATCCAATCACTTAGGCTCACATCAGAAGGGAAGGTCATCTTCAAATAACTCATCTGCTGCTGACTTTATTTTTTCACTTGTATTCTGCAATACTGGTGCTGGTACCGGTGCTGGTGCCACATAAGGCTCTTTGATTGCAGCACTCATGTACTTAACTCCTGATTGAGCTGTCTTCACCCATAGTGAGATCTCAAGCTCCTTGCCTTCTACATTGATCTTGCCTCTGTAGTCAGGCTGATTGTCGGCAGTCTTCTTATCGTTTTTGAAGATTGCTCCACTGTTTATTTTCTGTTCCATACTTATTTGTTTCTATAGATTAAATTAATTACCAGTACCCATAAATTTTCTCCTGGTCTCCAAGTCCTCAAGGATTTGATCCAGCTTTGCAGACACTTCATGATATTCCTCATTCGTCAAAGGTATTAAAGATATTTGAGTAAAGTAAACCCTCCAATACATTGATTCAGACTTGATATCATACACATGCTCTTGTACTATTTCCATCACTTATTATTTAGCTTGTTAATATACTGCACATAGAATTCTGATGCATGTCTGAGTCTCTCTAGCATTGCCAGCTCAAGCTCAATGTCACGTTCATATCTGATGACTGTGATACGTTTTGCTGCATCAATATGGTCCACTCTATGCAGAGACATGTTATCCCACTGATTAAGTAGTCCTAGCTCATTTTGTGGATCTGTTGACACCATGCAATAGATGAGCTCAAATGATGGCCTATCATACAGATACATGTAGGCTCTGCCTTGCCATTCATAAAGTGACTCATCACCATCCTCTGCTGTTGCTGGCCATGTCTCAAGTGACCAGGATGTCTTTATGTCAATGATAGTATCATCCAGTAGGATGTCGCACTCACCAGTCATCAGCTCAGTCTCTAGTCTGACCTTGTTCTTTTTGTAGTCAGTGAATCTGACTGCATTGACTAGATCAATACTGTCTTGCTCTTGCTCAATGCCCTTGATAATGTACTTGTTATTCAGCTCAATGTTATAGCCATAGAAGTCTTGTTTTGCAATTGACTTGATGTAACTCTTTGCTGTTTCTGATAGGACCTCTGACTTGCTTCTAGCATTTGTCATGATCTTACCTATGCTTGATGGATGCCATTTCATATTTCAAAGTTTTGTTTGATGTAATCTTCTGAATTCTCATAGCCTTCTGACTTGTACTTGCCATCAATATAGGCTGTCATTATCTCTAGCTTAGCTTTCTGATAGAAGTTTTTTATCCATTCTGATCTGAGATCGTCACTAATTAAAATCCATTCATCACTATGCATAAACTCTACCATCTGTTGTATTGCCATTGCTCTCATAGTCTTGCCTCCTGATCTTTAGTTAATAAATAGTTTGTTCTCAATTCTTGAGCCGTATACTCACCTCTTGCAATCTTAGCCAGTGCTCTACCAAATGCCTCATCTGTAAGTGATGTCTTAGCTGCTGGCTTTGGATCTTCAGTTGCCTTAGATGCTGCTTTGCCATCATCATCTGTTGCGGCCAATGATAGGATGCTGGTCAATGTGTATCTGCGATAGTAAGAAATGGCACTACCTAGCTGCTGGGGATTCTGTAAGTCAGGCAGTTTCATCATTGATTCTACATGCTCACCAGTGTCCACATCTATAATCTTTGTGTATACCATTTGGTCAATGATAGGCTGCATGATGATCAGTCCATTCTCCATCAGAATATTCTCGCATGCATCTAGTACAGCATTGAGATCTGCGTATCTTGAATGATGTGACTGAGCATTCTTGTGGACCTTGCCGATTGCCAGCTTTGCGGTATGCAGTTTTTTGTACATAGGTACTGGAGCTGCACTCTCCTTTTCTTTAACTGTTGCCATAATTTGTGGTATTAAATTTCAACAAATATAATTATTATTTTGAGATAAACAAATCAAACCATTGAATAAATTCATCAAATGACTTAACTATTAGATATGTTCCCCCAGCTTTCTCTATCATTTCTTGATATCTTATCTGTGCTTCTGACTGTCTATCCTTGCCATACTTAATCTCAATCTTCACTGATCTGCCATTTATTGTGGCTGATATGTCAGCAGATCCCTTTGTGCCGGTTCCTTTGGTCCACTTCCCTGGCATCTGTCTTGTGCCCTCACCTACCTTCAGCTTGGCTCCTTGCCTCCACATTCCAGTAGTATTGATTCTTTCAGCTTGATAGCCTGATAAGTTGATGAATGACACCACTGATTTAGTCAGAGCATTTGCTGATGAGTCTGCCCACTTAGTCTTTGCCAGTGCGAAATCAGGCATTGATGGATATTTATCTTTGAGATGTGCTGTCTCAAGATCAATAAGTCTTTGTTTATTTTCCTTGTTCATATATTCTATCTAGTGTTAATGTTTTACCTGGTGCTATAGTTGTATCCTTGGCCCAGTCTTCTGCGTTTACAAATGTAAATTTGTGCTCTTCAGCTGGTACTACTTTCTTCTGCTCTGACAATTTGCTGATGAATAGAGCAAAGATTGTAGACCAAGCTAGGATCATGATAATTGATATCTGTTTCATTATTCTGATTTAAAGGTTAATAAAACATCATATTTAGGAAACAATCCCAAGCTAATACTAATACAATCAAATTGTTCTATTATCATATCCTCACCTTTATAAGTACATTTATTAGATTTTCTTATTCTATCTAATTTACCTTTACGTATTTTTAATAAAACTTTATTAGTGTCTATCTTACTTGTTACATTTTTAGTTATACTCATTTTATTTTGATTTAAATTTATAATAACTACTATTCCAAGAACAATAATCATATATTGATTTTTATTAAAACTGATTCCAAGAAAAGCAAAATGTACATTGCCTTCTTTACTTTTTCTAAATTGTGTTTTAAACTTTATCATCTTCTTGTGATTTATAGTTTTCGTTATAGTAATCTATGAATGCTTGCCTATCTCCAGTCTCACAATACAAACCTGCTACCCATGTTTTTTCCATCTGCTCTTTCTCCATCTCTTTGGCTACATATAGCTGAGCAATCAAATCGTGAATGCACCAATGTGAACATCCTTCTTTTTGTTCTTTTATAAAATATTCAAGTAATTTATCTACTGCTGTTTGTTTCATATTAAAAAGGTGCTTTATCAATTGTTTGTAAATTATCCCATTCAGATTCTTTCTTTTGTTCAGTCACATATTCTATGTAAGGAATGGAGCCATTCTGTTTGCCAGCATCTACTCTTGTAAGTTTACCTTTCTTCACAAGATAATCTCCATACTTTCTGATTCTGCCGGATGTATACTTCTGACTAAACTTTCTGTAAGTAGGATACTGATCACAGAATTTCTCAAACATATCCTTGAGAATCATTCTCTCATTGAATTTCATGTTATCATTTATCCAGCTGTAGAAGTCATGACCTATCTCTGACATCAATCTCTTTTCATCCAGGTTAACTGATGCATAGTTGACAATGCCATTCTTTAAATAATACTGGATGCATTCAATCATGAAGTTGTCAAACTTGCTCCACTCTTGCTCATCCCAATCATAGAATAGATTGCGGCCAAAGTCATGGAATGGTGTGAAGGTTTTGTCATAGTGATTGTGTAGTTCTATTTCAAACTTTCTACGTTCATGTGAATTCCCTTCACCTTTCAATACATAGTTTGTGGGGATTGCAATCTTTGGCGTTCTGTCCTTCTCAATAAAGAATTCATCCTTGTTTTTCTTGTTGACTGGCATTCCATCAGTAACAATTGAGAAGAGCTTTTCAAAGTCAAAGTTTTCATTCACATCATCAAATATGAGTATCTGAGTATCAAGGCTGACTCGCTGGAATGCAAAGTCCTTTGATGGATCAAAGTTCTTTCCGTTGATGGTGCATGTATTTTTAAACTTACTCAGTGCTTCAGTGATTATTCCCTTCCCAGTTCCTCCTTGTGGATTGTCAGATATATCCTCATCATTTAAGATAATTGCTGGTGAGTAATATGGATTCTTGTATGTATGCAGCATGTAACCTATCACAGATCTGAATGAATCATATCTATCTTGAGTCTTGCTGATATTAACAATAAACTGTTGAAAGTCACATTTGCTGCTAGACTTTTTATAAACTCTATCAATTACTTGCTTATCCCAAACATGCTGAATAAAGTCAACGTATTGCTTCTCTTCTACTGACTGAGCTGTGATCTCAACTAGACAATTCTTATAGAATAGATATGCCTTATCTTTGACATCTCTGATAAAGTCTACATCCTTTGCTTTCATGTAGCTCAGAAAGTCACGTTTAAAATACTTAGTGACTGATGCCATGAAGTCAAACACTACATGATCACCTTGCTTCTCAACATGATCCAGGACAAAGTCTTTGATTAGATCCTCATTAATTTCTTTTACAAAGTTATTCTCAACCTTGACAAACAGATATGACAGCTCTGAATTCTGATACTTAAAGAATCCATTCTCTGCTAAAAAATCTCTGTACAAGTAGGGG